CTCGGCGGCGGCATCGCCGCGCAGTTTGGCGCATCCGACCGTACAGTATGTGCCATCGCGCAGCCGCTCGACAATGTCGGTCATGGCTTTGGCTCCAGGGCGCGGCCTTCTGCCAGCGTGTTGATCAGTTCGCGCATTTCGGCGTTGTCCTGCCGCAGCTGCTCGATCTCGGCATCTTTCTCGGCGCGCAGGGTCATGTTCTCCCGCGCGTGGATGTGATCCTCGGCGGTCAACTGCGCATCAACTTCATACAGTCTGCGCCGTAGATGCTCGATCTCGTCAATCAGTTCGTCTATTTTATCGTGCGCTCGCACGGTTTCCCCGGATGCTACGGCGTTTGCACGCCATGCCTTTGCGGCCGCTCGCATGTTAGCGATATCACCCATGTCGGTCATCGCAGTGGCACCGCGCAGCCGGTGATAAATACGATGATGACCGTGAGCGACAGGAACAATGCCGTCCACCACAGCAGCGAGTGCAACGGGTTACTCATCTGCTTTTTTCCGGCTTGGTTGGTTTGGGCAGGAGCAGCGTCAGCGCATGCATGCGGTCGACATTCCATCTGATGTAGGAATTGTCTGACTGAAAATGGCTCAAGCGCAGCGCATAGATTTGGATCATTGCCTGCAACTCACGCTCACTGACCGTGACTGGGATGTCGAATTTTGGCGGTTTACACGTCATCTGCGCTTCTCGATGGTGCCATCCATCCGGCGCTTGTACGGACCTTTGCGGTTGGTCGGAAACCTTCCGGGCTTATCGATACCGCTGCGCTTGCGTCTGATGCGCCGGCCTTTTGCAATAGTTTTGATATCTGATCGAGTAATTTCTCGATGACATCGTTTGTGCAGGCAAACTGCATTCGACAGTGAACTGTCGCGGGAAATTTCCCAGGGAATTCGGTGGTGGTATTCCGGCCGCTCTCCTCCGATCGGCAATCCGCAGTGCTCACAGCACCCCCCTGCTCGTTCATAGGCTTGGCTCCTAACGCTCACACTGAATTCAACCCTCGCCATTGCCGCGCTCCAGCAATTGCGTTGTGGTGACCCCGATCATGTCGGCGAGCAGATCGAGCACCGCGGTTTTGCTTTTGGCGAACTCCTCCTTGCCCATGGCTCGGTAGGATTGCGACCTGGCCTGATAGATCGTCGTTACGCCATCCTCCTCGCAGACGATCGCATAGCCGTCGACCGGCACGCGCTTGGTGCCCACCACCTTGGTGATGGTGCAAAAGCCCGCTTTGATCAGCAGGTACTTCCGCAAGTGTTCCTCGGTCGGAAACGCGATATCCCACGGCTCGGGCAACTGCATCCAGCCTTCATGCACCGCCGCCATGTATTGCCGATGGCTGGCGCCGCTGCGCTCCTCCTCCACGATCATGCGATAGGCGTGGCCCGACGTGAAGGTGCGCTCGGCCAGCCGCGAAAACCTGTCCATTGGCTCCATCGCCTCGCCGTTCCATGTGAAGTAGATCGGTGAGGGCACGCTCATTCATTGACCTCCACATAAGCCTTCCTGGCGGCCCGCAGGCTATCGACAAAAGTGTCGGTGTCGATCTCGTAATGCTCCAGCATCCAGGCAAGCTGGTAGGTCAGCACGAACAGCACGTCATTACCAAACGCGGACGGCTTGAGGCCGGCCATACGGTAAAGCTCCAAGCTGTCTTTCCACCACACCATGTGTTTATCCTTGATGCGGTCAAGCAGATCATTGCGCAGAGTGTTACGGACGATCGGGATGCGGTCTGTCATGCTGCCGCCCTCTGGCCATAGGCGCGCACGCGGGCGACCATCGCCTGTAGTTCGTTGTTGAACTTGGCGAGTTCGTCCATCAGCATGTCGATGTAGGTTTCATCGCGCTCGGTGCGCTTCACGAACATCGGCATGCCCGGCCAGTACACGCACAGATCAACCCACTTGCGGCCGGTGACTAGCAGCGCGCCCTGGCACTGCGCCACATGCTCTGGCGGGAAGCGGTCGGCGTCGTGGGTGGCAATCAGCAGCTCGGGCTTTTGCGTCTTGATCTCCAGCACGCCGTCGTCGCCCAGCAAGGCGTCGGGGCTGCAACCGACATAGGCCCGCCGCACGAAGCCCACGCGCGTCGGCCGGGTATTGTTCCAGCCGAAAATGTAGTTGGCGCGGGCTTCATCCTCCATCCGGTTGCCGCGCTCCATTTCGGGAGAGCGGAATGTTTCGGCCGGCTGGCCGGTGATGATCTCGCCGGCAAGGCGGCGCATGTAGGTTGCGCGCACCTTGCCCTCACCCTTGGCCAGCACGTCCTTGAAGCACGACGCGGTTGGAATGCCCAACCGCGCCTGAAACCATTCCGGCGTGCCCTGCACGCAGTCGATGATCTCCACCGTCATTGCGTTTTCCACTTGCTGGCGCCCGGCGATTTCGGCCAGGCGATGATCTTCTGCCGCAGCATCTCGAACAGCGATGCCGGCACCTCGGCCAGATTATCGTGGCCCAGCGTCTTGACCAGCAGTTCCACCCATTCCTGCTGCACGTCGGGATCGCAGTATTCGCGCGCCTTCTCCCACACGAATTGCATCTGCTCGGTGTTGAGCAATTCGCCGGTGTTGGCCTTGCCGCGGCTGGCGGCGTTGCCGTCGTCATCCTCGACCGCGAGGTTGAAGATGCCCAGCAGCAGGTAGCGGCGGCCGTAGGTGAAGGCCGAGCCGGTGGCGTGGGTGCGGGTCATCACATCGCGCCCCTGTGCACCTTTGCCATCGGCCGGCATATCGATGTGATAGGTGCGCTTGTAGCCGGCTTGATGCGACAGGAACGCCAGCACCCTGATCCAGCCATCCTGATCGGCGGGGCCGGTGTCGAACTCAACGATGATGCCGTGCTTGGAGTAGATCGGCCGCACCGCCTGGATCACGGCCGCGAGGGTGGCGTACTTGGAGCGGGTGGAGGGGTTGCTGGCGTCCTTGGCGACCGGCTCCAGTTCCTGCTCCACCAGGGAGCGAGCGCGGATATATTCCTGCTCGGCGAGGTCGGCCTCGATCTCGCGCTTGAGGGCGTAGATTTCCCGCACGCGCTCAAGCGGCATCGACACGTCGCGCAACGCGCGTTCGAACACATGCAGGATCGGCGGTATTTGGTTTTGCAAATTATCCGGTAGGTGGTTCGGTTTTACGTCCAAGGTGAGGCGCTGGGCTTCGATGGTCATGGTTGTTTGTCCTTGTAGGCGTATGTCGATTTGCCGCTCAGGATCAGTTTCAAAGTATCGCTGGTCCGGTTGGTAGCTTCTGCCTCACGGCGCATGGCATCCCAGGCGCGGCGCTGACGGCGGTTGCCGTTGGGCTTGGGTTGGGCGACGTGCCGGTGAATGGTTTGCTTGAAGTTTCGCAGCACACCCTTGATGCCGGCGGTTTGGGTGGCGCCTTTACTCATCGCTTCCTCCTCTTCTTGCTGGCGGTAAGTTCCTCGCGCACGACCGCCCTCACGGCGGCCATCAAAGCCTCGGCCTCGGTCGCGATCTGATGGTCGATGTATTTCTTGTAGCCGTCGGTGACCGACCAGAAGTTGCTGGTGTGCTCGATCGCCTCGACCATGCCGGTCTTGCATGCTTCGCGGATCATGGGCCTGAGCATGTGCTCCTGCACACGGATTGGCTTGGGCGGCTTGGGCTTGGGCGGACGCCGTGGCCGACCGCTTTCGCGTGTTAGGCGACGTTTTTGACTGCGAGTTGCGGTCGCATATTTGGGGGGCGTGCTCACAGCGGTATCTCGTCGTTGAGGCCGTCGACGGCACCGCCACCCATGCCAGTGAGTTGCTCGCCCTTGTAGACAAGCTTGCCCTTGCTGGGATTAAGCAACCGCTTGCGCTGGGCGACGAGCTTCTGCAGTTCGTTGGCGGCGCGGAACAGCTTGCGCTGCCACCGCTCGATCGCCTCGGCGTTGGCGGCGAGCTTGCCCTGCCGGCTCTCGATCCGCAGGTCGACGCGCTCGGGATCGTAGTCGGTCATTGTGAACACTCCTCGCAGGCCCATGTTTCAAGCTGGTAGGCCCATGTGCGCGATAGTGGGCGTTTCTTGCCGCAGCAGTCGCACTCGCCGAAAGGCTGATCGTCGTCGCGCTCGTCGTCGGGCGAGGCGAGCTTCCAATCGTCATATGTGCGGAAGCCCATCACTCCACCCCATCCGATGTCATGGTGTCCAACTCGGCGCTCTCAACCGCATCACAGGTGAGGCGATGGAGGGCGCATCCGAAATCGATGTTCTGCCAAATCTTGCCGCACGCAGAACAGCGCACGCGCTGATAGCGGATATCCTCGGCATCCTTGCGGGCCTGCTCCACCTGCTCACGCAGTTCCTTCACGCGCTCGCGGTCCAACGGCATGCCCATGCCGAATTCGGCGATTTCGAGCCTGATCTGCAGGCTGCGGAAGTGCTGTTTGGGGGTCATCGGCGGCCCCCGTTGCTGATGGTTTGGACGTAATCTACGGCTGCATCCCTGGTGGGGAATTCGCCAATAACCGAATAACCGGCGCGGAATTCCTCGGTCACGATCCACTGCTTGCCATCGAGCCGATCGGCATCGAAGGAAAAGGAGTAGGCCAAGGGGCGCAGCGAACGGTTAAAGAAGAACTTGAGGCTTTCGAGTTCCATCACAAGCGAGCCGAGTTCCTCGGCGATCGCATGCTGTGCTTCGTCGCTGCTGCTCTCCAGCAGATCGCGGGCGTTGTTGAGGCAATCAATGGCCGCGTCGCGGCGTTGCTTGTCGGTGGTCATTTGCTTGGTGCTCCTGTTTCGATGTCCTCTTTTGTCACAGCTTGTGACATCGTGTCAACAGGTATTACCGGGGCG